TGATCTAAGGATCACCATAGATTTATCGTAGTGCTGTCTGTCTAATCACTTGTCGCTCACGCTATATAGGTATGGGGGGTGGGGTTAAAAAAGTGTGCATTGCAATCGCTATATGTCTACCTCATGTATTTTTCCCGAAAAAGGTACGTTTCCTGTGAGTAGAATATATTTTTTTTACCTCATAAGGTATTTTTCTTATTATTAATGGAGGCATAAGTTATGGAAGCGGCTAATTTAAAGAAGAGAATGGTACGTTTATCTACCAAGTTTCACAGAAGAATGACAGGTGATGAGCGTTTAAATAATATTTCTGGTTATATTGATTCTATTGAAAGTACAATTGATTCGATATTGCGTGATTTTTTAGTGTCTTCAAACGCTCCTGTTGCACCAGTACAGCCAAAAGAAGTTGTTGCACCGCCAGAAAAGAAACCAGCCGTAAAGAAACCTGCTCCGAAGAAGAAGACAGCATCTAAAAAGAAAGCAAAGTAATGGCTAGAAAAGGTTCTATGAAAGGTCATACTATTAAAGGCGGTCATAAGCGTCCTACTAAAAAGGGTGCTGGTATGACTGCTAAAGGTGTGGCTAAGTATCGTAGAGATAATCCTGGCAGTAAGTTGAAGACTGCTGTTACTGGCAAAGTAAAGAAGGGGAGCAAGGATGCAAAAAGGCGCAAGTCATTCTGCGCTCGTTCTGCTGGACAAATGAAGAAGTTTCCTAAAGCTGCCAAAGATCCTAACAGTCGTTTAAGGCAAGCTAGAAAACGCTGGAAGTGCTGACAATGGCAAAAAAAACTAAAGGTAAAAAAGACGCTTGTTACCACAAAGTAAAGTCTCGTTATACTAAGTGGCCTTCTGCTTATGCGTCTGGTGCTTTAGTAAAGTGTCGCAAAGTAGGTGCAAAGAATTGGGGTAATAAAAGAAAAGGTAAAAAATAATGGCTACTAAAAAATCATTTAAACCCCACATGATGTACCCAAAAAAAGGTAAAGGCAAAATGGCTAAGACATATGCGGCACACTTGAAGTACAAGAAAATGGGCTGGGGTCATACTAAACCAAAGATTAAAAAGTAATGGCTAAAAAAGAAAGTTTAAAAAAATGGTTTTCCCGTAACAAGGGGAAGGGCTGGATAGATTGTAAAACTGGCAAACCTTGTGGTCGTAAGTCTGCAACTAAATCCAAACGTCCTTATCCGGCTTGCAGACCTACTAAAGCCCAATGCACTTCAGCTGCTAAGAAGAAAAAAAGTTCTAAACGTATTAGTTGGAAGAAAAAATAATGGATATTCTTAATTTAGGCACAGCAAAATCAAGTTTTATTGGAGACTTGTCTTTGCGTGATCTTAACCGCCTTCGGGCTGTTTGCCAGAAAGTGCATAAACAAAATATGGTTCGTGCTGGCAAAGCTTATCGTGTCATGCCTTTACATGAAGTTGATAAATGGATTGAAAGTATGGGGCCGAAAGTGCGAGAAAAAAGAATAAAAATAGCAGTCGATAAAGGTGCAGTCTGATCTTCTAATGGAATTTAAATACAAACCCGACGGAGACACTACAAAAAATTTTTTACTGGACGAAGGTTTCTTTCGTGGCCTTCGAGGTCCAGTTGGTTCTGGCAAAAGTGTTGCCTGTTGTATTGAAATATTCCGAAGGGCAAGCCAACAGGAAAGAGGGCCAGATGGTAAACGTAGAACACGATGGGCAGTTATCCGCAATACCAATCCTCAGTTGAAGACAACAACTATTAAAACATGGCTAGACTGGTTTCCAGAAAATGTATTTGGACGTTTTAACTGGTCGCCTCCATATACACACCATATTAAAAAAGGCGATATTGACTGCGAAGTAATTTTTCTGGCACTTGATAGGCCGGAAGAAATACGCAAACTGCTTTCACTAGAGCTTACTGGCATATTTATTAATGAAGCCAAGGAAGTCAGCAAGCAAATTGTTGACGGCTGTACAATGCGAGTTGGCAGATATCCCTCTATGCGTGAAGGTGGACCAACTTGGTATGGTGTTTTTGCTGACACTAACGCACCTGATGACGATCATTGGTGGCCTATTATGGCTGGAGAAGCTCCTTTACCGGATTATATCAGCACCGAAGAAGCTATTATGTTGCAAAAACCTGAAGGCTGGTCGTTTTTTACACAACCACCTGGAATGTTAGAAGTTTATAATGCAGATTCAAAAGAGATTATTGGGTATAAACCTAATGAAAATGCAGAAAATACATCAAACTTACATCCAAAATATTATCAAACAACTATAACAGGTAAAACAAAGAACTGGATTGATGTCTATGTTATGAATCGATTGGGTTCATTAGACGATGGCAAACCAGTTTATCCTATGTTTGCACCGGAAACTCATGTTGCTAAAGAAATATTACAGTATTCTGAAAATCTTCCTGTGTATGTAGGCATAGACTTTGGATTAACACCAGCAGCAGTTTTTGCACAGCAGTCATCAGATGGACGCTGGCTGGTATTGCGTGAAGTAGTAACAACTGATATGGGTGCGGCTCGTTTCTCTGAAGTATTGAGATCG